ATAGTAATAATAAGGTATAAATTTCAATAATGACTAGCACAGTAAAAGTTAATAACGTACAAGCTTCAGATGGTGGAAACATCATCAATCAATGTGGAACAAATATTACTATTGGTGCAAGTGGTGATACAATTGCTTTAGCATCAGGTGCAACACAAACAGGATTTGGTAGAACAGGAACTGTTGATTGGGACACATCAAGTATTAAAACATCTACTTTTACAGCAGCAAATGGTAGTGGTTATTTTGCAAATACATCTGGTGGAGGTTTTACTATGAATCTACCAGCAGGAGCAGCAGGTTCAATTGTTTCGGTTGTTGATTACACAAACACATTCGACACACACAATTTAACCGTTGCACCAAATGGTTCAGAAAAAATTGGTGGTGTTGCTGCTAGTTTTATAGCATCTACACAAGGTCAATCCCTAACATTTGTTTATGTAGATGGAGTTGAGGGTTGGAAAAATATTCAAGATTCAACTTCTAATGCAACGGGAAATCCAAATTTAGCTGCAACAGGAGGCACAGTAACAACTAGCGGAGATTACAAAATTCATACATTTACAGGACCAGGAACTTTTACAGTTTCTTCAACTTCACAAACAGCTGCAGAGAATACAGTTTCATACGCAGTTATAGCAGGTGGTGGTGGAGCAGGAGGATCTAGTTATGTAGGAGGAGCTGGAGCTGGAGGTTTTAGAGAATTTAGAGGACCAATTTCAGGTTGTTATGCAGTATCTCCTTTAAATGGATCTACTCCGATTACAGTTACTAACACAGCTTATCCGATAACAGTTGGAGCTGGTGGAGCTGGTTCTGCTGCTGGAGTAAATGGAGTTGTAGGAAATGCATCAGTTTTTTCAAGTGTATCTTCGGCTGGAGGGGCTTATGCAGACAAATATGCTGGAGGCGACCCTGCGCCAGCGGGAGGTTCAGGTGCAGGTGCATCATCTAATTGTAATACAGGTGGAGCAGGGAATACACCCCCTGTAAGTCCTCCTCAAGGACAAAATGGTGGAAATTCAACAGGTAGCGGTGGAGGCGGAGGTGGCGGTGCCGGTGGTGCGGGACCAACTAGATCAGTTCCTTGTCATAATGTTGTGCCAGGAGGATCTGGCGTGTCTACATCCATTGGTGGTTCACCAACAACTTATTCTGTAGGCGGTACTGGTGTAGGAAATACACCCGTTTCTGGTGGTAGATCTCCCTCTCCTTCTAGCGGTGCAGCAAATACAGGAAAAGGTGGTAATGGTACTTGTAGCGCAGGCGGTACTGGTGGAACAGGTGGTTCAGGTATAGTAGTAATAAGGTATAAATATCAATAATTATGAGTGAAGTAAAAGTAAATAAAATTAGTCCAAGAACAGCGTGTGGTACAGTCACATTAGGAGATAGTGGAGATACATTCACAATTCCTTCTGGTGCAACAATTACCAACGCTGGAACGGCATCAGGTTTTGGTGCAACAGGAGAAACTTCCTGGGACACAACAGTTAAAACAACAGGAACCTTTACAGCAACAGCTGGCGTAGGTTATTTTTTAAATACAACAGGTGGAACTATAACAGTTAACTTACCAGCAGGTGCTGCTGGAAGTTCAGTAGCTATGGTGGATTATGCAGGTACTTGGCAAACAAGCGCCGTAACGGTTTCTCCCAATGGTTCTGAAAAAATGGGTGGAGTAAATGCAGATATAACTTTATCAACAGAAGGACAATCAGTTACTTTTGTTTATATAGATGGAACCCAAGGTTGGGTTAACGTTTTAGATTCAACTTCTAATGTTAGAGGAAGTCCTTATTTATCTGCTACAGGTGGTACAATAACAACTTCTGGTGATTACAAAATTCATAAATTTACAGGACCAGGAACATTTACAGTTTCTGGTATATCTACTACAGCTGCAGACAATACAGTTTCTTATATGGTAGTAGGAGGTGGCGGTGGTGGAACCGTTAGTCAAGGAGGAGCAGGTGGTGCAGGTGGTTTTAGAGAATACAGAGCACCGGTTTCAGGTTGTTATGCAGTGTCACCATTAAATGGTAATCCAGGGGGAACAGCAATTACAGTTACAGCAACAGGTTATCCAATTACAGTAGGTGGTGGAGGAACAGGCAATAGCCCTGATGGTTGCAGTGGATCACCATCAATTTTTTCAACAGTAACATCAACAGGTGGTGGTGGAGGTGGAACACCGGGTGGTGTTGGTTGTAGTGGAGGTTCAGGCGGTGGAAGTGGAGCAAACTATGGCCCAACAGGAGGTGGAACAGGAAACTCACCCCCAACAAGTCCAGCACAAGGAACACATGGAGGAGGTCGAGCACCAACTCCAGACGCTGGTGGTGGGGCCGGAGGCGGTGCAACAGCCGGAGGGAGTAATGGAAATTGTAGACCATCCCCAGGAAGTGCAGGTGGAGCAGGTGCAACAACAAGTATTACAGCAAGTCCAGTTGCTTACGCAGGTGGCGGAGGTGGAGGTCAAGGTGGACCTCCAGGAGGTCCCGCTCCAGGAGGAGCTGGTGGAACTGGTGGCGGTGGAAATGGTGGTGGTGCATCCACTGGAGGACAAAATGGAACCACTAATTTAGGTGGCGGTGGTGGTGCTGGATCAAATCCAGCTGGTAATCCAGGAGGTGGACCTGCAGGAAATGGTGGTTCAGGTGTGGTAGTACTAAGGTATAAATATCAATAATATTTATGTATTGTTTAACAATTAATTTTAAGATATAAGGAGAAACATTATGGCACATTTTGCAAAACTAGGATCAAACGGAAAAGTTATTCAAGTATTAACACTTGATAACAAAGATATGCTTAATGCTGATAACGTTGAAGATGAATCAGTAGGTCAACAATATTTAGAACACCACAATAATTGGCCTGCACAAATGTGGATTCAAACTTCATACAATACATCTGGTGGTCAACATAAAGATGGTGGTACACCTTTAAGAGGTAATTACGCAGGCATAGGTTATACTTGGGACGAAGATGATCAAATCTTTTGGCCTAAAAAACCTTATGCATCTTGGGTAAAAAATACTACAACTGCACAATGGGACTCACCAATCGGTGATGCTCCTGTATTAACTGCAGAACAAACTTCACAAAACGAAGCTGGTACACATTATTGGTATTATGATTGGAATGAAGCGGGACAATCTTGGGACTTGACAGACGGCAAAGCATAATTGATCTAGATCAAATCTTTTAAATCATATTGACATTATAATACCATCCTTTATAAAAGGAGCAGGTATGCAAAAGAAAGTATTAAGTGAACAGGGATTATATTATGGCGATGTCGATATGCCCAAAGATTGGGACATTGACCGAGATAAATTATCAGGCGACATTTTACAATCAGTAATTCAAAAAAAAGATTTTCCATTCTCAAGAACTTGGGATATGTTAAATACATATATGCGAGATCACGTTAGTCTTGAATATGGATTTACTTTAGTTAACAAAGAAACGTGGGGAAATATATATAAACCCGGCGAGACTACAATTCCTTTATTAAATATTGATCCAGTGGATCTACGTAACTCTCCAGACTTTACATTATTATATGGTGTAAAAGTTAAAGATTGTATGGTCAGAATACACTATGAAGATAACAGACGTAAAGGAAGAAGTTGGGACATACCTCTTACAAACAATCAATTCATTATGTTTCCCTCAACTAATATGTATTACTTAACTAACAATCAAAAAGATTCTTTAAACTTTATTTTAACTACAACTTATGAATTTATCTAATTATTTTTGGTTTTTTAGTGGAGTTTTAACTCCTAAGTTCTGTGATGATGTTATTAAATATGCATTATCAAAAGAGGAAGTAATGGCTAGAACGGGTGGTTATGGTGATAAAAAATTAAACAAAGAAGAAGTATTAGATTTAAAAAGAAAAAGAAATTCTGATTTAGTTTGGTTAAGTGATACTTGGATATATAAAGAACTACATCCTTATGTTCATGAAGCTAATAGAAAAGCTGGTTGGAATTTTGAATGGGATAGAAGTGAAGCTTGTCAGTTTACAAAATACAAACACAATCAATACTATGATTGGCATACTGATCCTTGGGAGAAGCCTTATGATAAAGAAGGTCCTGAGAAAGGTAAAGTTAGAAAATTATCTATGACTTGTCAATTAACAGATGGCTCTGAATACACGGGAGGAGAATTAGAATTTGATTTTCGAAACTATGATCCACATATGAGAGATGAAAGTAAACATATAAGACAAGTAAAAGAGATATTACCTAAAGGCTCTATCGTAGTATTTCCTTCACATTTATGGC